CCGAGGGCTTCTCAGCTTTAATAGATAATGCTCGGTTTAGAACACAGGACCTCGCCGATGAGGCTCGGTCTAACTTATCTGATTTTGCAGAGTTCTCTGAAAAGTATCTTGGTACCAAAGTACCACTTCACATGCTTAATGTGGTATCTCTTCTAGAAGGTAAAGATCCTTCTTGGTTACATGATTCCATGGTTTATGAAAAGGGATCGGCGGGCTTATCCCGCCTCTTGGTAAACATACCCCCTAACCATGCTAAGACCATGACTATAACAATTAACTATGTAACCTACCGAATAGTTAAGAATCCTAATATCAACGTCATGGTTATATCCAAGACACAGGAACAAGCAAAGAAGTTTTTATACGCTATCAAGCAAAGATTAACCCATCCTCGGTACGCTGACCTTCAGGTAGCCTTTGGTCCAGCCGATGGATATAAAGCAACCGCCGACCAGTGGTCGGCTACTAAGGTATACCTTGGTGGCGATGTACGTGAGTCAGATGCTAAAGACCCAACTGTAGAAGCTATAGGAATGGGCGGGCAGGTTTATGGTAACCGTGCCGACTTAATAGTTTTAGATGACGTGGTCACTCTGAGTAACGCTTCAGAGTGGGCTAAGCAACAAGAATGGATTCGCCAAGAAGTTGCCTCTCGTCTACCACCAGGTGGGGGTCAACTTCTTGTTGTTGGTACCAGAGTCTCTGCAGTTGATCTATATAAAGAATTAAGAAACCCAAGCCACTACACCGATGGTGTATTACCTTGGTCATATTTATCGATGCCTGCGGTCTTAGAATACGCAGACGATCCTAAAGACTGGAAATGTCTATGGGAAAAATCCGAACAACAACTCACTGAGGATGATATCCCAGATGAGGATGGCTTGTTTGATCGATGGACAGGACAGCGTCTAACGGCTGTCCGTAACGAGGCAGGACCATCTAAGTGGTCACTGGTTTACCAGAACCTCGATATTGCGGAGAATGCAATCTTCGACCCGATGTGCGTCAGAGGCGCAGTAAATGGAATGAGAAAATCGGGTGCATTGGTTGCAAGCGCAGCAGGTCATCCTGAGAACTCTAATAACTTTTTTAGAGTCATTGGTATAGATCCAGCAATGTCTGGTGATACCGCTGCTGTTGCTTATGCGGTTGACCGCAGGTCACATAAACGCTATATCATGGACGTTCACGTCATGACGGCTCCTACACCTGCAGCAATCCGTTCTCTTATCAAGGAGTGGACCGATGCGTATAAACCGCATGTGGTCATTGTGGAATCAAATGCCTTTCAGCTTTTCCTTACACAAGACGAAGAGATTCGTAACTTCCTGTCAACACGAGGAGTTAACTACAGACCTCATTACACAGGAAACAACAAACAGGATCCCGAGTTTGGCGTAGCCTCACTCGCTCCTTTATTCGGCACCATTACCAAGCGGGATGGTGTCATGAATAACTTTAAGCATGCTGGGGATAATTTAATTGAATTACCAGATAGCTCAAAGAATGAACACGTAAAGAAGTTAATCGAACAACTTGTAACCTGGCAACCAGGAGTACAAGGCAAGAAGCTCAAGATGGATGCCGTAATGGCATTATGGTTCTGTGAGATTGTAGCAAGAGAAACTTTACTTACCTCGAATAATGTACCTAACTTTTTAAGTAATCAATTTACTCCTAGAAAAGATATTGAATCAAGATACATTATTAACTTAGATGACTTAGCTGCAGCGCAGCGGACAGCGAGATTGTGACTTAATGAAAGATTTACAACAAGCCTTTGAGCAATTAAAAGCTCGTAACTCCGAACGTGATAGACGTATGCGTGAGGTTGCATTAGTAAGATCAGGACAGGCAGACCAAGTATTCCCAGGATTATTTCCTGAAGGAGTATGGTCACGTCCTATCATCGCTAACCTTGTTGATGTCGTTGCTCGAGATGTCTCCGAACAAGTCGGTGTTCTACCTACCATTACTGCTGCTGGGGATTCATCATTAGATGATAGCCAGCGTACCAAAGCTGACAAGCGTACAAAGATTGCTAACTACTATGTAGCAGCATCCAGACTAGGTACAGAGTTACTGCGTGGCGCAGATCAACTAGCAACATACGGTTTCGTTCCTATTAGAGTTGAACCAAACTTTAAAGATAAGAGACCACACATCCATATTGAAAACTCTATGGGTGCATATTTTGATCAAGATCGTTTCGGTGTTGTAAATGTATACGCTCGCTTATATCACCGTAAGGCGGGTGATTTAGCAGCACACTTTCCAGAGTATGCAAGTCAAATATTACAGTCTGGTGCATATACTCGTGGTGATGGTAACTCATTACTACAGGTTGTTCGTTGGACAGATAAAGAAAGAACAGTTTTATTTTTACCAGATCGTGGAGGTTTAGTTCTTGCGACGACACCCAACAAGACAGGTACGGTTCCAGTTGCGATTGCTCAACGTCCTTCACTCGATGGCGAATCAAGAGGACAATTTGACGACGTCTTGCCAGTGTATGCAGCGAAAGCGAGACTTGCGCTTCTTACAATGGAGGCTGTTCAAAAATCTGTTGAAGCTCCCCTTGCTCTTCCTAATGATGTTACTTCTCTATCCATTGGTCCTGATTCGGTCATTCGTTCGAACAGTCCTGAGAAAATTCGTAGGGTTAATTTAGACGTACCTCAATTTGCATTTGCTGAGAACAATGTTCTAGCAGATGAAATGAAATTAGGAACTCGCTTTCCTCAAGCTCGTGCAGGACAAGCAGAAGGTTCAGTTGTTACAGGTCAAGGTGTTAAAGCACTTATGGCTGGATATGATTCTCAAGTTAAGATTTACCAATCAATACTTGGCGAAGCAATAGGTCAAGCAATCTCATTTGCATTTGCAACTGATGAAGCATACTTCCCAGAGTTAAGTCGTGAAGTATCTGCAACAGCCAACGGAGTTCCATATAAATTAAAATACAAGCCAAGTTCAGATATTAATGGTAACTATGGTGTAACCGTTGAATACGGTTTAATGGCAGGTTTAGATCCCAACCGTGCATTGGTATGGGGTCTACAAGCAAGAGGAGATAAATTAATTTCTCGAGGAATGTTGCGTCGCAACCTTCCTATCTCACTAAATGCTGGTGAAGAAGAAAGAGCAATTGATATTGAAGAGATGCGTGATTCCCTTAAGGCATCCGTATCTTCTATGGCTGCTGCAATCCCACAAATGGTTGCACAAGGTCAAGACCCAATGAAGATTATTGAAAAAATGGCAAGCGTAATTAATGATCGCAAGAAGGGTGTCACCCTTGAAGATGCGGTTTCAAATGCATTTAAACCAGAACCAGCACCAAAACAACAGCCAGCCCAACCAGGAATGCCAGAAGTACCAGCAGCACCTGAACCATCGGTTGGTGGTCAAGTACCAGAACTTCCACAAGGTAGACCAGCAATGCAAGAACTTCTTGCAGGGTTAACTGGTGGAGGAGATCCAAATCTATCAGCGAGAATTACTCGTCAAATACCAGCATAATAAGGAGAAACAAATGTTCGGAAAACAAGGAAAATCAGCTAAGGCTCCAACTGCAACTGCAATGATTGGCAAGAAAAACAGTGGCGGAGTTAAAGGTGGCGGAATGATTAAGCAAGGCGTTACACCTAAAGGCATCAAAGGCAACAACAATAAAGTTAGATAAATTTTCTATATAAATTAAGGATACCCATGGCAACCAAAAAAAGACCTACAAGGTTTAGGCAAGGTCGCAGACAAGGTAAAGTCGATGCTAAAAAAGTCTTTCAAGGTGCTGCCAAGGCAGGACTAAAAGACAAAGATCGTTTTACTAAATTCTCTGCCGATGATATTGAAGCACTTAATGAAGTAAAAAAGGAAGCTAAAAAAGGTTATATTACCGACGACAAAGGTAATAAGATTAGCGTTAAGCCTACTGAAACTTCACTCGAGCGTATTGCTCGTGATCGTGCTGCTGCTAAAGCAGAGGCATTAAAAATGTTTCCTTATGATGAGGCTGAATTAAAAGCCATGTCTAAGTCTGATCGTGCTATTGCTGAAACAGCACAAAAAAGAATATCTCAACCTAATGCATCATCATCAGGTAAGCCAGAAGGTAGAACTGCATCATCAGCCCAAAAGGTTCGTAGTGGTGTAACTGTTAATGAACCAAAGCCACAAGGTTACAAGGTTGATAAAGATGGTAATAAAATTAAAGAACCTAAAGCAATAACTGAAACAACTCGCCGTGCTGCAAAAAACAAAGCTCTTGCAAATTCTGCTAAAGGTAAAACACAAACTCCTACCGCTGAAGCTGCTCGTAGATCAGCTAAACCAGAAGGTAAGAAACTACCAGTTGCTAAAAAAGGTTTTGCTGCAGGTAAAGAACTTAATGCAGAAGGTAAAGCCATGTACGACAAGTTTATTAAAGAAGGTATAAAGCCTAAGTCTGCACTTAATAAAGCTTTATTCCGTCAGGAAAAAGGCGCAAAGGTAGCAGCTAAAGCTGCAGGTCCTGTTGCTACAGCAGCCAAGTCTGCTGCCTCAAAAGTTAAGAAGCAAGGTCCAGTTACTAAAGGACAAATGGGTAAAGTTGCCAAGGTAGTAAATTATGATCCAAAAACTAAAATGGGAACAACTCGTCCAGAAGGTTTAACTCCAAAAGTACGCAAAGAAATTCAAGCAAAGTATGATGCTGCTGGGCGTAATAGCGGAGGCATGACTGCTCGTCAAGAAGCTAGATTGCAACGCAGGGTTTCTAAGAGTGATCGAAAGATGTCTAAACTTCGTGCTGCTGATCCTGCAAAATTTGATGCACGAGAAGCTCTTGCTCGCAATACTAAAATAACTCCTGCTGAATACGCAAAAGAAAGAGCAAAGATTGGCGATACAGTAAGACCAAAGCCAGCGGTTGCTCCTAAACCAGGTAAGTTTAAAGCTATGCAAGATAGCAAGTTAAAATTATCAACAAGTAAAGAACTTGCTGTACGTCCTAAGCCAGGTGCAGTTGCTACTAAGGCAGCATCATCATCTGCTAAGAAAAAGTTTACTGCTAAAGGTGCAGCACTAGGTGCTGCCAAATTTGCAAAATCAGCCGTTACAGGAAGAGTTGGATTAGCTTTAACTGCTGGTGCTTTATTAGGTAAACCAATATTACAGGCACTAACAAAAGATCCACAAGCAGGTAAGAAACAATCTACTACAACTACTCCTACAGTTAAAAGCCGTAGTAACCAACCACGTATCACTGGTCAAGGTAAATTTATTGGTGTAGGTGCAGGTGGTTCTACTTATAAAGTAAATGCTGGAGATACATTATCTGGTATTGCTAAGAAGTCTGGCGTAACTCTTTCAGAGTTAATGGCAGAAAACAAGAAAATTAAAGATCCTAGAAAGATCTACAGGAATACATCAATCAAGATCCCATCAAAAGGCAAAGTGCCTACTGGCGGTTATGCAGGTCCTGTTCCGTATCGTCCTAAAAAGAAGTAGGTAACTTATGTCAATGGTTAATCCTGCTGCTGTTCCTATGCCTGGACCTATGTCTAATCGAAGTGACTTACCTCCATCACAAGGAGCTAAGCGATTACCAAATCCAGAGTATGGTGAGCAACAGCAATTTTTAGCAGAACAAAAATCTGCACCTATGGCTAAAGCAGAAAATCCTCTAGCAAGCATAATTCCATTAGGTGCGGAAACCCGCAGACCAAATGAATTTGTTACTGCTGGAGTTGATGCAGGTCCTGGTCCAGGTAGAGATGTACTTGGTTTACCAACAACTGCTGACACACAAGTTCAAGATTTAACAATGCTATCTAAATATCTTCCATTGATGCAGACTTTTGCTGATTCACCTAACTCAACTGGAACTATGAAAGCATTTACTAAGTATTTAAAAAGTCAAATAGATGAAAATATTTAAAAAATTTGAAGAGAATCTTGAGTATCTGGGTTTTGAATTAGCACCAGTTGCTTGGGATTTAGCACGATTTGATTTTGAATCAGATGATGATCGTCTTGCGTTATTAGAAGAATTAACTGCTGGAAGGGAAATTAATACTGATGGGTCTATGGGATGACTGGAGAGCTGAAACAGGAACAACCGCCGTACCTAACCCTTTAAGCAGAGTTAATGAATTTAAAAAAGAACAATTAGATAAAACTGCTGTAGGTAAAGTAGAAGAAAAAGTTGGCGGAGCACTTGTCAGTGGAATAGAAAAAGCACAAGCTAGTCGATTTGCTCCAATGGTTAACGTAGCACTTAATGTGATGCAAGGTATTGGCAATGTGGTTAGTGGTGTTACTCAAACAGTAGCAACACCTTTCCTTGCTGGCGAAGCAGCACGTCAAGGTCAAACAAAAGGATTTGTACAAAGTTTTAGATTTGCTAGAGAGCAAGCAAAAAAGATTTCAATGGGTCAGGCTATTGCTACCCAAGCTGGTCAGTTTGCTGGACAGTTTCTTCCAGATCAAATTACGCCAACATTTATGGACAAAGACTTTAACGTCTTTGATGATAAGAAAAGAAACCAAGCATATAAGAATGAGTTTCTTGGTTGGATTGCATCAGGTAGTACTGACTTAGGTGCTGCATTATTAGGTACTAAAGGTCTTGGAGTTGCGGTTAGAACAGGTAAGACAGCAGCATTAGGTTCTGAAGTAATTAAAAACCCAGCAGCTCAGGCTGCATTTAAACAAAACTTAGAAGATACAGTTGCATGGGCTGCTCGTAATGATGGAACTCCTGCTCCTACAGGGTTAGCCAAACTAGTAGATGATGCAGTTAAGACAAGAGATGCAAGTAAGATTATTTCTAACCCATTAGTATCTAATGGTTTTAATCCAAATAGATCTGCCACAATTATGTCTCGTATTGATAACCATAGAGATATGGCTGACTACCTTTTAGCAGAGCGTGGCGATAAATTATCTTTCCAAAGATTATATACAAAATCTCCTTTGTTGGCTGATCACTTAGATAACTATGGAATGAATAATGTAAATCCAATTTCGGATCTAACTAAATTTCATACAGAGGTTCTTGACCCTAAGCTTGCTCCTAGATTAAAAGATGTTCTTAATGATAAAGCAGGACGAGATAGAGAACTTAAATATGCTTTAGAAAGTTTTAAGAACGATGTTAATGTTGGAATAGCATCAAGTTACCAACCTGGCAAGTATGCCTCCATTGAGTCAGTTAAACTTGCTAAAGAAAAACTTAAGCTTCAGGCTAAGTTTGGTGATATAAAGTTATTTGGTAAAGACGGAGATAACGGTTGGCGTACCAAGGTTTACCAATCAAATCCATATGATCGTGTTATTCGTACCATTGCTTGGGTAGGCTCAGGTCGCCCACAGGGAATGATTAACATATCAAACCCACGTAAGTACGAAGCGGTAATGGATGTACTCTCAGATTTAAATCGTCTACAGATTCTTCGTGGTGCTGAAGGCACTGACTTTAAACGTAAGATGGTATCTAGGTTTATAAATGCCCAAGATGATACCCAACGTGCTATTGCTCTAGATTACATAGAGCAACAGGTTATGTTAAAACTTGCAAAGTTTGCTGGTGCTGCAGATGTTACAGATATTAGAACTGTTGCTGACCAAATAAAATTAATTGAAGGTTGGCATAAATCTACCAGTGCTCGTAGACAATCTATTAAAGAGTATGCCTCTAAAAATGGTTTTATACCAGATGAAAATGGCGGAATCAACACAGGTAACTTTGTTATTCAAGCAAATGAAGCATCGGTTATTCCAATGCTTGACTTCCGTAAACTAGAAGTAGAAATTATATTAAACTCTAAAAGAGTTTTGGGTGAAGCATCCCCAATTACCGCAGGTCAAGTTAAAGCCGCTAGAGCAACTAAGGTTGCTATGGGAACTGGTCAGTTTTTGGACTTAGCTAACGCTACTTTTAGTAATTTAAACTTAATTCGTGTTGCTTATATTCCAAAGAACTCAATGCTTGATCCATTTGCTAGAGCAAGTATGGCTCTTGGTAATCTAAGTCTACTTAAAAACATAGTTCCAGGTACATCAAACTTAGTTCATAATACAAGTTTAAGAGTTGATTCAGCAAAAAGATTTGTTCCAGGATCTCCATCTAATCATGCTCGTAAGATGGAAAAGCAAGCCCAGAAAGAAATGGATATTTTAGCTGTTGAATTAAAGCCAGTTGTTGAAAGATGGCGAGATGCACAAAAAGCTGTAGACGAAGCAGAAAAAAACTTTAATGCTGCCACCGCAGCACAAGCAAAAGCTGAAGCAGCGTTGCGTAGTGCAGGTAAAACTAATAAGGCAGATCTAACCGCTGTTAAAAACAATGCGGACTATCAAATGTTTTTGGCTCAAAAAACTTTTTTAGAGGCACAAGATTCGTTAACCAATAGTGCTGACATGGTAAATGGTATGTCTTCTGTTATGAAGAAACATCGTGATGTCCTAACTACCGCTGCAACCAAAAGAGCAGAATTAAAAGACTATAAATATTTAGGACAAGATGCAGAGATCCTAGAAGTTGGTGGTGTTAAGTACACTATTGATGGTTTAGCAGATCCCAACATACGTGGAGCAAGTGCTTATCTTGCTGAAATGGATACTGCTGCAAATTTTATTCAAGCTCAATCTCAATCTCAGATCTCTCGGCAAATAAAATCAGCAGGTATCGGTTTTGTAAAGATTTCTCGCAACGAAGTTAAACCTTATATGAATGCTTTAACCCATGTAGCGAATCGTCAGATTCGTAATGAGTTGGATTTACCAGCAGGAATGCTTTTCAAGGGAGATTCAGCACTTGATGTAGTTAGATGGATATTTAAAGACCCTAAAGGTCTTGAATATCGTATGCGTATGCAATCTAGAATACCAGAAGCTAACACTCAAGAGTGGTGGTTAAACTGGGCTACTGCAACTCAAGATAAAATGTTTAAAATGTATCCAGATCCTAATCTTCGTAAGATTATTCTTGATAGAAACGTTAGTGTTGATGAAGTAACAGCAGCATTAAAGAATAGACCAGATCTATTAGATGAAATTAATGGACCAAACATTGATTTAGCAGATCTTAATAATCTTGAACGAGGAATTTTGGGAGTCCAAAGCGGTATTGACTCAGCTTGGAGAATTTTAGCTGCTTCTGAAAATAGAATGGTTCGTAATCCACTCTTCCTTACTTACGTAAGAGAAGAGATGAAAGAACTTATTGCAGCAGCACAGAGAAATGGTATTAACCCAGCACAGGCTACGGTAAATAACCAATTTCGACAGATTGCCTACCGTAAAGCTACAACTCGTGTAGAGCAAACCTTGTATTCTTCACGTCGTTTAAGTAATGGTATGTATGCAGCACGATTTGCAATGTCTTTCCCTCTAGCATTCTTCAACTCACAGGCTGTGGCTCTTCGCCTTATGGCAAAGAACCCAATGAATGCTTATTGGTATGGAACTATTGCCAATGCTTTTGATAACTTTGAAAGTTATGAAGATGATGAGGGTAATACCTATAAGAAGATGTCTGATGTACCTGCAGGTACCAATGTAACTGTTAAGTATCCAATACCTTATGGTGATAAGTTACCAAAGTCTATTAAAGATTCACTTAAACCTTTTACTGACCCTCGTGGTGGTGGATTAAAGTGGAATCCAAAGCAAATGGAGTTCATGATTGCCGACCCAAGCGTGTCTTGGTTTGGTGGAGTTACATTATCTGAACTTATTAAGAATGGATTTACTGCACCAGGTTCATTATGGAAGATTCACGGCGAAGATATATCTGAAGGATTAAGAAATACCTTTGGTGATGACTTCTATGAGAATAGCTTGCTTTATGCTGGTTATCCAATTGAAGGTAAGAACATTTTTGAGACTACAAAGAACGCTATCCTTCCTGCTTATTTACAGTCTGCAATTGATTCAGGTAAAATCCCTGGGTTTAAGAGTGAGCGTTTCGCTGATGATGTAAACATGTTCTTTAGAGTTCAATACTCTGAATGGGATCGTAATGGTCGTGTAGGTACTCCACCTAACATGGATGCTGCTGCTAAAGCAGCAGGAAATATGTCATTCATTAGATCTATAGTGCAATTTATTGCACCTATATCTACAACATTTGACCCAGTAACTAGGGCTGCAACTCAATACTATAGTGACTTAGTAACACAATACAATGGTGATTACGACAAGGCTCAAGAAGTATTTGTTAAAGACTTTGGTGTAGATGGTCTAGCATTTATCGGATCTAACCGAAAGAACATAGCAGGAGTAGCAGCAAACCTATCTGATATTAAGATGCTACGTAGTAACCCAGAGTTATTAGAGAGTATTGGTAGATACAATACCAAGTTTGCTCAGATGCTATCTACTGGTTATGGTGATTTAACGGATGAGTACTCAACCGAGGTCGCTGCTATATACAAGAGATTAAACTTTCCTGGTGGATACAACTCACCATTGACTCAGCAAAAGAGTTCTGAAGAAGTAAGAGCATCTGTTGAAGCAAGACGTGGTTGGTATGAGTATGACAAGCTTTCCAAGTGGAGAGATTCCATGATGTATCAGTATGGTATTAAATCTACCTCAGAAGCTAGATATGAATCTACTGGTATACAAGCAGAGTTTAATCGTATCGTTTCCAACATTGGTACCGAATTTAAAGGTTGGGCTGACGAACGTCAACAAGGTCAAAAGGACTTTTGGAATGTAACCGTTCCAGTAATTGAAGAGATTATTAATAATCAACAATGGATGGATCATTCCAGTAAGCAAAGTAATAAATGGAATGAGATCTCTTATTACTTACAAGAGATTAAACAATGGAAGAAAGAGTATGACTTAGTTATGAATGATCCTCGTCGTGAAAGAGATTTAAAAACTAGATTATCTCAGTTTCATTTTGATTTTTTACAAGTAGCATCAGATGATTTTGATACATTCTCAGCAAAATATTTTGAAAGCATGCCTCAACTAAATCCAGATTCGGCGGTAAA